CTCCTACAAATACACCCAAGCAGGCCGGACCATTAACGACATCGACATCCCGAACATGGTTCGCATCGTGAACGGCACAGACCGCCTCGCAGCCCAGCGCAACGCAATCGGCATTTAATCCGGCGCAATGGCCAACAAAAAATCCACCGTCGAAATCGAACTCGATTTCCCGATCAAAATCGAAGGCGTCGAATGCCGGCGTCTCACCCTCCGCAGGCCGAAGGTTGGCGACATCCTCGCAGCCGAGGAGGGGAGCAAAGGCGGCGGCGACAAAGAGACGGAAATACTGACCTTTGCCAACCTGTGCATGGTGACGCCCGTGGAAATCCGCGACCTCGATCTGGGCGACTACAAGAAGCTCCAGAAAGCTTTTTCCGGTTTTTTAGCCTAACGCGGGAGGACGCCATGCGCGGCACTCTCGCACTGGCAAGCCACACCGGATGGAGCCTCGCAGAGATCAGCGCAATGACCGCCGAGGAGCTTGTGGACTGGTGCGGGAAACTTCCTAAATAAAAAATGGCGACCGAGAAAAAATACAAAGCGACAATCGAGATCGGCGGGGCCGTGGCAGGCTCGCTGAAATCGTCGTTTGCCGCCGTCACCGGGAACACGAAGATTCTTGGCGCTTCGATGTCGAAGCTAAGAACCCGCATGAAAGAAGTCGGTGCGGCGATGAAAGAGTCCGGCGCGGATACCGTCACGCTCGGCAAAGAGCTTGCCGCTCTGCAACGCAAAGCGGACGCAACCCGCAAAGTGATGGACTCGTGGGGAAAAATCAAACCCATCGGCGACAATTTTCAGACCGTCCTTAAGCGCACCGCTGGCGGATTCGTCGCCATCGGCGCAGCAGCCGCCGCAGCAAGTGCTGCCGTGTGGAAACTCGGAACCGGCTTTGGTAACTTCGCCGACTCCGCAGCGGAAGGCGCGGCAACCCTTGGGACGGATGCAAACTTTCTCCTGTCCGTGCGCTACGCCGCAAGCCAAGTCGGAGCCTCCGCAGAGATGGCCGACAAAGCGCTTTCAGAAATGAACATCCGCCTTGTGGATGCTGGCGAGGACGGCAACAAGACCGGCGAGGCATTGAGCGAGCTTGGCCTCGACATCGGCAAGCTCCAAAAAATGGACACAGCCTCGCAGTTCGCCACTATCTCGCAGGCGTTCAGCAAATACACCGGCAGCGTCAACAAAGCTAAGATCGCGACGGACATTTTCGGCAAGGCAGGGCGCAAAATCCCGAACCTCCTCAACCTCGGCAAGGAAGGTCTGCAAGGCTACGCGCAAGCCGCGCAAGATGCGGGCTACCTCCTCAGCGATTCCGACATGCTCATGGGCGATGCGTTCGACGAGGCGATGGGCCAATTCAACCTCGCTCTGCAAGGTTCACAAAACATCATCGGGCGCGAACTTCTTCCCGTGCTAACCGAGCTGATGACTTCCCTCGGTTCATTCATCCGCGAAAACGCGCCAAACATCAGAGCAATGGCGCAAGAGTTCGGCGGCTGGCTCAAAACCAACGGCCCGATCATCGGCGGACAGATCCGTGACATGGCGAAAAGCCTGGTCGAAATGGGCAAGGCCGCTTGGCCGTTCATCGAATCGGTTGGCGGCGTCAAAGCCGTGCTCGTGGGAATCGCCGCCGTAGCATTCGCCCCAGCTATCGCCGCAGTGGTCTCGCTTGGTGCATCTATCGTGATGGCGCTGCCCGCAGTGGTCTCCCTCACGACAGGACTCTGGGGCATGGCCGCAGCCGCAGCAGGAGGAAGCGCAGCTCTCCTGCCAATCATCGGCACGGTTGCCGTGGTCGCCGCTGGCGTGGTCGCCCTCGGCTTTGCCGTCAAGCATGTGGCCGACAACTGGGACACCTACGCATGGGCGCTAAACCAGGCATGGACGGCAACAACCGGTTTCATTTCAAACATGGGCAGCGCAATCGGCGAATGGGTCAACAATACCACCATGGCCATCGCAGACATGGGAACGAGCATCTACGACTCGATAGCCGGAGCCTTCGACCGACTCACAGGCAAAATCGGCGCGTGGTTCTCATGGGTGCGCGAAAAATTCGCCAACCTCGGCAGCTCAATCAAAGGCGTCTTCACAGGCGGAGACGGCCCTGCACCGATTGACGGCGCACGCGCATCCGGCGGACCCGTGTCCGCAGGGAAGAACTACCTTGTCGGAGAGCGAGGCCCCGAAATCTTCTCACCCTCATCATCCGGGTCGATCATCCCCAACCACCGCGCAGGCGGCAGCGTAAGCAACGACAACCGCACGATCACCATCAACATCACCGCCAGCCCCGGCATGAACGAGCGCACGCTGGCCGACCTCGTGCTCGCTCGCCTCGATGGACGCCAAGCCGCCCTCGCTGGTGGCGCACTCTACGACTAACCATGGCCAACGACACCATGCTCGCGCTCGGCGCTTTCCGGTTCTCCATTTCGACTGCCGCATATCAGCAACTGGAGCGGCAATCCTCCTACAAATGGGAGGAAGTCGAGCGATTCGGACAAGCCCCGCTGATGCAGTATTGTGGCTACGACTCCGAGACCATCAGCCTCCAAGGAACGATCTTGCCCGAATACAAAGGCGGTCTTGGACAAATGTCGCAAATGCGCGTTCAAGCCTCCCTCGGAATCGCTCTGCCACTGGTAACTGGGACGGGGAACTATTACGGACTCTGGGTGGTCGAATCGATCACCGAGGCGCAAGAGGTTTTCTGGTCAAACGGCCAGCCCCGCAAAATCGACTTTCAAATCAACCTCAAAAAATACGCCGAGGTAACGCTAAAGATCGGGCCTTTCAATGTGTCCGTGTCCGGGCTTCTGGGATCATTACTACGATGAACGTCTACAAAACCAAACAAGGCGACATGCTGGACGAAATTTGCCACAAGCACTATGGCAGCACCTACGGGCAACAGGTCGAAACCGTCCTCGAGGTTAACCGCTCGCTTCGCCTAGCAGAGCAAGGCCCATATCTTCCCGCCGGAATCCACATCGTCCTGCCCATCATCGAAGCACCGAAAGCCAAGGAAACGGTCTCGCTCTTCTCGTAGGCAATGAAGCCAGACTTCAGAATCACAGGCCAAGGCGGCGACCTCACGAAAACCTACGCTCAACGCCTCGCCAGCCTCACGATCACGGACAACTCGACCGAACAGGCTGACACGGTGTCCATCGAACTTTCCAACCACGACGGCAAACTCCCGATCCCATCCGAAGGCGAAATCCTGAGTATCGCCATCGGCTACGAGGGCAACACCGTGGACAAAGGCCAGTTCGTCATCGACCAAATTTCGCTCTCCGGTTTCCCAGAGCGCATGAGCCTATCCGGCAAAGCCGCCCCCTTCGCAGCGGCAGGAGGATTCTCGCCATTCCAAAGCCGCAAAACCCGCAGCTTCGACAACATCACCCTTGGCCAGCTTGTCACCAACATCGCCGCCGAGTGCGGCCTCATCCCCGGCATCGCGCCCCAATACTACACGGTGACGATTCCCCACCTGGACCAAACCAACGAGAGCAACATGAACCTCCTCACGCGCCTCGCTCGTGATTACGAGGCGCTCATGAAGCCCACATTCGGGCGACTTCTCTTCCTGCCGCGCTCCACCGGCGCGAGCATTACCGGCGCACTCATCCCCGGCCCGACGATCACCAAAAGCGAGGTCGCCACCTACAGCGCCCAATTCAGCCAGCGCACCAAATACGGCAGCGCGACAACCCGCTGGCACGATCCAACCACAGGCGAAACAAATTCCTTCAAGCTCGACGGAGAAGGGAGCGGAGCCGACTACGAGGCCCCGAACCTCTACCCCGACGAGACCGCCGCCAAAAACGCCGCCAAATCATTTTTAAAAAGCAGCGAGCGAGGCAGCGAATCGATAACGCTCTCCATGTCAGGCAGACCCGACATCATTGCCGAGGGCCTCATCACGCTCTCAGGATTCCCCGATGCGATGAACAAAAGCTGGACGATAAAGACCGTAACTCACTCTCTAAGCCCCAGCGGGTTCACAACCTCCGTGCAGGCCGAAATCAAAGACCTCTCCAGCACAAGCAACGCCGAGGCCACCCCGAACACGACGAGCGCAGCGAACAATCCATCGACCCCCGCAGGCCGAAACATCGAGGCCGTGACTTGGAATCCTGAGACGAATTCGTTCGAGTAACGGACATCTTCCTCCCGCCGTGACAAAATAAATTTTTTTCTGTCACGCCCGCTGCGCTTGTGTTCATGCGGCTCTGCGGGCCTCCAAAATTATTTTCATCTTTTTGAAAAAAAATTGTTGACGAGAAATCAAGTTTGTGAGAGATTGATTGCGTTATGAAAAACAACACCACGACAAAAATCCAAATGAGCAACAACGAAAGCCTGACACGCGGAATCACCCGCAACAACGACGGCACATTTACAGCCATCACATTCAGCGCCTCCAAAACATTCAAAACCCAAGCCGGTGCAGTCCGCTGGCTTTCCGCCCGCCTCGGATAATCAAACCAACCATGAAAAACCAAACCATCAAACAAACGACGGCAGCAGGAAATATTGTGTGGGCTTTAAGCAAAAGCACGCTGGCTACAAAAACTAAAGTTGGAGCAGCAAAAGCCACGATCAAAGCAAACTTGAAGTTTTCAAAATAATCCGCCACCCGGCGCGGGTTCGATCCCCGCGCCAGCCTTGACCAACCAAACCAAAAACCAAAAAATCAAAAAAATGAAAACCTACAAAATCGCTCACGCAAAAAAATTAGCCAACGGATGGGACTTGGAATTTTCTTCTTACGGAGAATTTTTCACCAAACTAAATGAAGCTCAGGAACAAGCCGATTTTAAAAACAAAAAACTCATGCAAAGTTACGCAGACGGAAATGGAATGAACCTGCAAGAGTTTATCGACTCCGGTCGCGCCAACGAAATCGAGGAATACTACCATGTCATCGAAGTCGCTGAATAAGCCCACCCACGGCGGCCCGCGCAAAGGAGCGGGTCGCCCGCAAGGCAAGAAGTCAGCCAACGCCAAAGGCCGAACCGCAGTGACGCGCAGCGTCTCCATGCAGCCCGAATCCTGGGACAAGCTCGACCGGCTGCGCGGCACGATGAGCCGAGGCAAGTTCATTGAGTCGATGCTTCCAGCCGGGGGAGGCGGGAAACAATACGAGGTCGTTTGCGATATCCAAAAAGGCGAAATCCATTTATTGGAGCTAAAATCGGGTAACAGCGGGTAACAGCCGCGCAAGCCGTTGATTTACAAACACCTAAAACAGACTTAAAATCCCTTATTCCGAAAGGAGTGTGCGGGTTCGAGTCCCGCCGCCGGCACTGGGTGGGAGGGCTTCTTTGGCGCTCTGGGTGCGGGTTGGCGGGGTTTTCTTGTCGCTACTCTGCTCAACTTGTCAATACTTCAAAAAGCGTTTTTACTTGGTTTTTCGGGTAACACGGGTAACAGTTCGGGTAACATGAAAGCCCGATACTTTGTTACTCCACACACGGCACGACCTGGCACTTGGAAGCTTGAGATTCCTGCGTCGGTGTCGGGGAGCAGGATCAAGCGGTTTTTCCGCACGGAGGCGGAGGCTTGGGCGGCGGGCCCTGCTCTTTTGGAGGCTTTGCAAAAAACAGGGACGGAAGGACTGAAGGAGAAGGAACAAGCGGGGCTTTCGATGCGTTCGGCGATTCGGGATTATGTTGCGACCAAGGCCAAATCCTCTGAGGAGCACAAGTCGAAGGTTGAGCGGGTCTGCGGTAAGTTGCTGGAGGCGTTCGACGGGCCGGTGGCGAATGTGACGCCGCTCAAGGCGGGGAAGTGGTTTGACTCGGTGGAAGGATCACCGACGACACGGGCGGGCTGGCATCGCTACGCGAGCGGTTTTTTTGCGTGGTGCGTCGATATGGAGCTTATCGACCGAAATCCGCTGCGGCGGATACGAGCGCCAAAGGCCGAGGCGAAAAGGTCGCTCGTCACAGCCGGGGAAATGGGAACGATCTTGGCCGAGGACATGAGCGACGAGCTTCGGGCGTGGTTTCTCCTCGGAGGGTTTGCGGGGCTGCGATCCATCGAGGTGCGGCGGATGCGGTGGGAGGATATTGACGCCGCGAGGGGAGAGATCGAGGTGCGGCGGGAGGTTTCCAAGCAATCCAGCGGACTGCCAGAGCGTATCGTTGATTTCACCGAGCCGTTGACGCGAAGGGCGGCGTTCTTTGTGGGCGATAAAAAGAAGGGGCTGATTTTGCCACCAGCCTCTCTGCGCATTTATCAAGAGCGTCAGGCGCTCATCAGGCGCTTGCACAAGGCGGGCAAGGTGCCGTGGTCGCAGTTTCCAGAAAACGCCCTGCGGCATTCCTTCGCAACCTACCACTTGGGGCGCGGGCAGGATGCTGGGAAAACCGCTCACCAGCTTGGACACTCAACGACCGCGATGGTAAAAAGGGTCTATGCCGTGCCATCGCGCCGTGCGGATTGGCGGGCGTGGTGGGCCGTTTAAGGCTGCGCGCAGAAAAGCATTGGTAAAACGATAAAAGCCAACAAGTTACCCCCCCCCCCCGCATTCTGCGTGGGAGGTTAGGTCTATCACCTCGGCTATCCAGTCTTCTGGGATCGGTCCGTCCCAGCTTTCGAGGACCCAGTGTCTAAATTCGCGGACAGCTTCAAGGTCTTTACACCAACAGGCTCTGGGGAGGCTGCTTTTCCCTGTTCTTCGGCGTCTCTCATGTTTTGAACGGCGTCTGCGATCAATGCACTGCGACTTGTTTTGAATCGGCGATCTCTGCGGTTCATTTCTTTCACTTTTGCGTCAATCCAATCGCGTAATTCTTTCTCCATGGAGATCGTAAATTTTTCAGAATTATTTTTGTCGCTCATTACTTCTCGGTAATACCGAGTATGCGATTTTTCAAGTTTTTATTTTTTAGGTAAAAAAAATTTTCGTCCGCAAACGTAGTGTTTATGCGGGTGTCAACTGTTTTTTTGATGGTAGGTGTCCTCCCCAATTGACAGGTTTCAAAATTATTCTTGTCACTTGGTATGACCAGTAATAATTGGTATGACCATGCAAACGGAATACGCGAAAACGAGTGTAAGTCTACCGGCTGACCTCCTCGGATACCTGAAAGAAAAGTCGGATGAACTTGGGACTCCAGTGAGTCGGTTGATTTCCCAAGCGGTCAAAGCCATGCGGGAAACAGAGCCAAAAAGAAGGGCGCGGAAATGAGAGGCACGATCACCGTGAAGCAAGCCGCCGAGGAAACCGGAGCGCACACCGAGACAATTCTCCGCCACATTCGGCGCGGAAGTTTCTCAGCCTGCAAGCCGCTCGCAAATAAAGGCGGCTGGAGGATTTTTCAGGCGTCATTCCAGAACTGGATGTCTGACCAGATCGGGGCCACCTCAAACCGGAGGCCCGCGAAATGAAATCCCCCCGCCTCTACCTCTGCCAGTCAGGCGACATCACCGACACGATCCGCGCCTGCGGGTTCGGGGATGCCCGCATCAAGTTTTTTCAAAAGCACGGCGTTCAAGCTGCGCATGTCACACCCACAAAACTATGATTGATATAAACGACCCACAATCCGTCTGCCGCTCCATCGGCTACTTCATCACCTACCTCGGAACCATCGCCCCGCTCGTCGGGCTGGCTTGGGCAACCTGGAGGCTCGCACGATGAGCGCCTTCTATGTCATCGACACGGAGGCCGAGAAGGTCGGGATGATGAACATTTTCGGACCCTACGAGACCCGCGCAGGGGCAGAGGCATTTATCCGAAAAGACTTTGCGGACTGGTGGGAAGAGTCAGACACGCCGCTAAAAGATCGGGATGCCGCATCGTCCGCGACTTATCAAATTCTCCAACTGGTGGCCGAGGTGCGTCCGGTCGGGAGCGCCTTGCTGAAGGTCAAACTTGTGGAGGAAGCGAAATGACCTCGGCAATCGAATGGATCGCGTCCACCGACGAGCTGCCGGATGCCGACGAGACGGTGATCCTCGCCCTCGAGGACGGGGATGTCACAACCGGATTTCTGGACGGAGATACTTGGCGGGACATTTCAGCCGACCGCCTGCCGGATGCGCCTATTTTCTGGGCGAGGTTTCCTGAGCCTCCGCAGCCACGGACAAAGAAGGGGAAGAGAAAATGAGCGCCACCCTTGCCATTTCCATCGCCTTTCTAACCCTCGGCTCGTGCATCGCCTCCTATTACCTCGGCCGCGATAGCTACCGCAACGAAATCCGTGACTTCCAAGAGCGGAGACGCCGATGGGAAGAGTTCGACGACGAGGACTAACCAAATTTTCCACCCCGGAACAAAAAAGTGCCTTCGACGGGCGGTAACCCGACGAAGGCGATGAGTAACCCAAAAACTGAGTAACAAAAAATGACTAACCAAATAATCGTTGCACCGCAACAAAAACCTTCCGCGCTGGCTGTGATGGCTTCGCGCTGCAATGTGGACCCGGCAAAGCTCCACTCCACCCTTAAAAACACGGTCTTCAAAGGCGCAACTGATGACGAGCTTTTGGCTCTGGTCGTGACCGCCAACACCTACGAACTCAACCCGATCTTGAAGGAGCTTTATGCTTTTCCGAAAAAGGGCGGGGGCATCACTCCGATGGTGGGGGTGGATGGCTGGATCAAAATCGCCAACCGCCAACCGAATTTCGACGGCATGGATGTCGAGGTTTACGGAGACGGCAAAACACCGACTCACGCAACGGGGACAATCTACCTCAAAGACCGCAGCCACCCGGTGAAGGTGACTGAGTATTTCGACGAGTGCAAACGCAACACCGACCCGTGGAACCAAATGCCTCGCCGGATGATTCGCAATAAGGCGATCATTCAAGCGATCCGCTTGGCCTTCGGTGTGAGCGGCATCCATGACGAGGACGAGGCGAGGGACATCAGCGGCCAAGTGCAAATCGTTTCCGGTGCGAAGCCCGTTTTCCGCCCTCGTGCGGTGGAACCGGAGGACATCGAGGACGACATCCCGATGGGTGAGCCGGTGCAGGAGGTGCAATCCGTGGAAGAATTGCCAAAGTTTGAGGCGGATACGCCACAACGACAGATTCAAGTGGCGATCACAGATGCAGGCGTTTCTGAGGCGGATTTCCTCAAAGCACTGAAAGCAACGGCCCCGCAACTGGTGGGCAAGTCAAAGCTGGTCTCCGAACTCTCGGACGATGCCGCAAATGCCGCGCTCGCAGACCTCAACGAAATCCTCACAGCTATCGAGGAGGGCGCGAAATGAGCGCCTTCCAAGACGGAGCGGAGGGGGTTTATTTCGACCTTGCGGAGGATACCTACCGCGCAGCCACAGGCGTCAACATTTCGGCCCTTAAATCGATGGGCAAAAGCCCTGCGCATTACCTCGCGCAACTCACGCAGCCAAAGAGCGAACCGACTCCCGCCATGGTATTCGGAACGCTTCTCCACCGTGCGGCCTTGGAGCCGCACAGGTTGGAGGGTTCGTTTGCGGTGAAGCCGGACGGAATGACCTTCGTGACCAAAGAGGGCAAGGCATGGAGGGACGCGCAAACGCTACCGATCATATCAGCAGAGCAAAACGAGGCGCTCAAGGGCGCGGCGGTATCGGTGGCATCGCACCCCGCAGCGGCGGCGATCCTCGACGGAGCCAAGCGGGAGGTGTCCGTTTTCCGGCGCATCGTTCGGAACAACCCGGAGGGGCTATTGCTCAAGGGCCGTCTGGACATAGTAGCCGTGGACTCCCAAGGGGCGACTACCATCGGTGACATCAAGACCACAGAGGACGCATCGCCCGAAGGCTTTGCAAAATCCATCGCGGCTTTTGGCTACGCTCAACAGGCGGCGTATTACATGGACCTCTTGGAGGCGAGTTTCTTCCTCTTCATCGCGGTGGAAAAGGTCGCGCCTTATGCGGTCGGGGTTTACTGCCTCGACGCCGAAAGCATCGCCCTCGGACGGGAAAAGAACACCCGGCAGCTTGACCTATTGGAACAATGCCAGGAGTCGGGAATCTGGCCCGCTTACTCGCAGGAGATCGAAACCATCACCCTGCCCCGCTGGGCTAAGTAATATGGAAGATTACAACGACATCGAGCTTGAAGAGGCCAAGGCGCTCGTGGGTGACATCCTCGAAACGCACTGGAGCGGCATCCTCCGGGCGGTCTCGGACAGCGAAGACCAGAACGGCAGCGTGAGCATCGCGGTGAAGCTCGACCACAGCGGGCCGACTCGAAACCTCAAAGTTCGCCTCTCGTATGCGGTCAAGACCACGGATGAGACCGAGAAGAATGTGAGCAACCCCGCACAGCAGGAGCTTGCCATATGACGATGCAACTTGAGCTTTTCCGCCCAAAGAAGGGCGTGCCGAAGATAACGCCTGAGCGTGTTGAGGATTTTGTGGAGCGGCTGGCTCGCGCCGGGACATGGGTCTCGGCGCGGGCCTTGGAGGAACCGGACTGCAACGACCGCACGATCCGGGCCTTGGCCAACGCCAGCGGGGGCAGGGTCATTAGCGGCCAGCGAGGCTACAAGGCGGCATCGTGCGCAGACTGCGAAGAAATCGCCCACGCCGCGAACTGGCTGGAACACCAAGCACGGGAGATGACGCAACGGGCGGCTGAGATCCGCCGCGCAGCGATTTACTGCCGAGCATGAAGGCCATCACCTTCCAAGTCTTTGCCGAGCCGAAAGGCCAACCACGGCCCAAAGCCTTCGCCCGCAACATGGGGGGAGGAAAATTCGCCGCTCGCGTTTACGACCCCGGCACGGCAGAGGCATGGAAAAGTGCCATCGCAGAGGCGGCGACAAAGGCCGGCGCTCAGAACCTCATGGCGGATGTCCCGATTAGGGTCTCGCTGTGGTGTCACTTTGCGCGACCAAAATCCCATCTTACGAGCAAAGGCGCTCTCAAACCAACAGCCCCAGAGTGGAAAACCAGCAAACCGGACGCCGACAACATTTTCAAGGCGGCAACGGACGCCCTCACGCAAATCGGAGTCTGGCGCGACGATGCGCAAATCGTCTCGGCGCTCATTCACAAAAAATACGCACACGAGCGGTCTGCATCGTGGGCTGAAATCACAATCTCAGAAATGAAATGAACGAAATCCTACAAGAAAACAAACGGCTTCGGGCCGAGGTCGATCACCTCCTTATCGAAAACATGGAGCTAACGGCAGTCATCCGGGCGCTACGCAAGAACGCCCGCGAGGATGCGGCAAGCATTGAGACAGCGAAGCGGGAATTATGGCTCTGGAAGAACGGAAAATACGAAAAGAGCACGGAGGCGGCAAATGATTAAGGCGAGCATCAATGTCACCAAGATCGAGAAGGCCGAAATCTATGTCGGGAAGAACGGGAAATATGTCGGGCTGGCATTCTTTGCCAATAAAGGCGGGCCTGACCAGTTTGGAAACGATGGCTTCGTGACTCAGGAGATTTCCAAGGAACGGCGGGACAATGGCGAGCGCGGCCCGATCATCGGCAATTGGAAGTATCTCAAAAAAGCCAGCGTGCCAGCGGGGAAACCGCAAGGCCCGGCTGACCGATACCAAGGCCGGACACACGACGACACGGGGGAGGAGATACCGTTTTAATATGGCCGGTGAATGGATCAAGGTGGAGTTGCACCTACACGAAAAGCCGGAGGTTTTTCAGATAGCAACGGCCACAGGAATGGACCCCGATACGGTAGTGGGAAGGCTTCTGAAAATATGGGGCTGGGCGTCACGAAATTGTCACGCTGATGGCGTGACACATATCGCGGCACTCGCGCATTTGAACAAAATTGCAGGAAACGAAAGATTCGCTGAGAGCATGCAAGAAGCGGGCTGGCTTGAGTTAAAAAACTCGAAAATCATCTTCCCGAACTTTGACAGGCATTGCTCGCAAAGTGCTAAGGAAAGAGGGCTTGCCTCAATGCGGAAGGCTAAGGAAAGAGTCACGAAAATGTCACGCTCAGACCGTGACAAAAGTGTGACCAGAGTAGAGAAGAGAAGAGAAGATATTACTACAGACCTACCAACGCGCGAGGAGCCAGTCGGCGACCTTGAAACGGAAAACGCGGAATGGTTGGAGAACATGCGGCGGAATTTCCCTGACCGCGATGTCGATGGCGAGCTGAAGACCTTTCAGCGTTACTGCGCCAGCAAAGGAACCGCAGCAAACCAACGGGGCTTTTTCGGATGGCTCAAAAAATCCAGCCCGGCAATCCCCGCTCAAAAATCACAATGGAGTTACTGAACGACATGCAAACGATGACAACACGAGAGTGCGCGGACTGCGCAACGGGGTTTACTCCGCATGATGTGGAGTTCGGCGGAAGGACGATCTTCACGCAGACACGCTGCGAGGCGTGCCAAGAACGGGCCTGCAAGGCGTCGGAGGATGCCGAGAAGGTCAGGGTAGCGGAGGCGAAGAAAAAAGCGCGGGAGGATGCCTTTCTGGCGATTTGCCCGCCTCTCTACCGCGACACCGACCCCGAACGAATCCATGCACGCTTCCGCGAGGCGGCTTTCACCTGGACATGGAACCCGGTGGGAGTCGGCTTCGTGGGGATGGCTGGCAAGGGGAAAACACGGGCGGCTTATCTGCTGATGAACCGGATGGTGCAAGCAGGCCACCGATGCGCGGCGATGACCTCGACCACATTCGGGAAAATATGCGTCGATCAATTCGCCGATGACAAAGCACGCAAAGCGCAAGCGGAAAAAGACCTCCGCGCATGCTACACGGCAAGCGTGTGGTTTCTCGACGACCTCGGCAAACAACGCATGACCGAGAGGGGAGAAATGGAGCTTTACGCCGTGCTGGAACACCGCACGGCCAACATGTTGCCGACGATCTGGACGGCCAACGCCAAAAGCGATGTCCTTTGCAAGATGTTCAGCGAAGACAGAGGCGAGCCGATCATGCGGAGGCTCATCGAGTTCTCGCGGATTACAGCGGTATGGAGGGACGGGCAATGAGCGCCACGCCTGAGACGGACGCGCTCTATGCGCAAATGCTGGCCGAAAACCCCGGCAACTTCATCCACCTTGAGGAGTTTCTGGAACTGGCTTGCCGATTGGAGCAGGAGCGCGACGAGGCGAGGGAGGAACTCGCCCACCTCCGCGCATGCGTCTTCGATGTTCTGCATTGCGTTAAAACAGGAGCCTTTGAGGAGCTTGAAAAGGCATGGAAGAAATGACCCCAGAGGACGCCATGACCTCCTGCCTGCAACGCATCGCCACAGGCGACCAAGACGCGATGGCCGAGCTGTTCACCCTCACGCAGCCAGAAGTCACGCGCATCATCGCGTCCATCGTCCCGGCTGACGATGCAGGGGACATCTACCAGACCGCCATGCTCAAGGTATGGCAGAAGGCCGGAACATTCCGCGCCGGGGCGCCGGTCATGCCGTGGCTTATCGGCATTGCCCGCCGAACTGCCTTTGACCTCCTGCGCACTCGGAGGCGTCGAGTCGCCCTATTTGAAAAAAATAACGACTCGGAAGGCTCTCTCGTGCCGTCATTAAAGGAAGACCGGCGCGAAATACGCCAACACCTGGACAACCTGCCAGCCATGCAAAGTAAAATCATCCGCCTTAGCTTTTTCAAAAGCATCCCTCTCAAAGACATCGCCGCACAGGAAGGAATCACGCTCAACCAAGCCCGAACTCTTCGCCGCAAAGCACTTAACACACTCAAGAAAAGCCTAAACCTTGAAAATCTCCTCGCTTAAATACAAAGACGGGACAGCTCACCACGCTGCCCGTGGTTATGTCGTGCTATGGGCAACGCTCATGGCACACGCCAAGCCAAACCATCGCGGCTCTATCGCCGAAATCAGCCGCGAAATGATGGAAGCCATAGATGTCGATGAGCAACGCCAAGACAAAGGGGAGGCGCATGAACTCTGAAATCCCTCTACCACCCACGGCTCAAGTCGTTGCCGATGTCATAGGACGCGAGGCCACGCTGGCCCTTGCCATGTCCTGCCTCTATCGATGCCTGTATGTGCCAAAAGGAAAGCTGGCACCGGACAGCTATCTCGTGCGCACAATCGGAGAAGAGAAAGCCAAGCTCATGCAAAGGGAGTTCTGCGGCATGCTCTTACCGCTGGCAACCTGCCACCACATCGCCGTATTTGAACGCCAACAACGCATCCGTGCTGCCGTAGCAGAAGGGAAGACACACGCACAAGTCGCAGTCGCTTATGGCCTCACGGTCAAATGGGTGCGCAACCTATGCGCCCGCAAGCCAGACGAGTATCGCTATCCACTCAAAGCCTACGACCAGCCACCAGCCGGGGGGGTAGTAGGTTCTTCCACGGGGGGACGGGAGCGGGTATGCGGAAACTTGCAGAGTTTGGCTAGAGATTGACCAAAAAACTGCCGTTTGATTTTACAAAATGAATATCACGATTCCAAAGAAAATCGAGAGCATAAATGTTGCCTCTTTAATTCCTTATGCTGCAAACAGCCGCACCCATAGCGATGCGCAAGTTGCTCAAATAGCGTCTTCAATCCGAGAGTTCGGGTTTACCAATCCCGTTTTGATCGACGGGGAGAACGGAATCATTGCCGGGCATGGGCGACTTCTGGCCGCTCGCAAGTTGGAAATGCAAACCGTGCCGTGCCTTCGGCTGGGACATCTGAGCGAAAGCCAACGCCGCGCTTATGTCATCGCCGACAACAAGTTGGCACTAAATGCAGGATGGGACGAGTCGATGCTAAAGGCGGAACTGGACAGGTTGACGGCGGACGGGTTCGATATCGAGCTTACGGGATTCGATGCCGGCGAAATTGATGCGTTCGGAACAGGGGAGAGAACCGGGGACGCTTACACCAGAAAAATCGAAGCCCCTAAATACGAGCCAAAGGGAACAAAGCCGGAAGTCGCGGAGCTTTATGATGAGAAAAAAACAAGGGCGATAATGGAAAAGATCGAAGTAGCCAAAATCGAACCTGCCTTAAAATCCTTCCTGATCGCGGCGGCTCATCGGCACACCATATTCGACTTTGAAAACATCGCCGAGTTCTACGCCCATTCGGATCCGCTCGTTCAAGACCTGATGGAAGATTCGGCCCTGGTAATCGTAGACTTCGATAAGGCAATCGAAAAAGGGTTCGTGGTTTTCAGCAATCACATCGCCGAGATGTTCGACAAGGACAACCCCGCCCATGATGAAGAATAAAAACTTCGTCGCCATCATTATGACGCACGGGCGACCTGATCGGGTCCATACCGCTCGCGCCTTGAAGCGGCAAGGCTACACTGGTCGAGTCATCATCCTGATCGACAACGAAGACAAAAGCCGGGTCGAATATGAAAAGCGGTTTAAAGGACAGGTGCACGTCTTCGACAAAAAAGGAATCTCAGACACCTTTGATGAGGGCGACAACTTCGGAGACCGGAGGGCCATCGTTTACGCTCGAAACGCATGCTTTGAAGTAGCGAAAGAAGTGGGCGCAGAGTGGTTCATCGAGCTGGATGACGATTACCAAGATTTTCGGTATCGAGCGGATGGGAAACTTCAATTTTGCGATAAAACAAATATCTCAAATCTGGATGGGGTGTTCGATGCGATGGTGGATTTTCTCAAAGTGAGCAAGGCGGCAACTATTGCGATGGCGCAGAACGGGGATTTCATCGGCGGAAAAAATGGGTCGATGGCGAAGAAGTTAAAACTAAGGCGAAAGGCAATGAACACATTCGTATTTAATACCGCTTGCGATTTTCGGTTTTTCGGCAGGATCAACGAAGACGTAAATTCCTACACGTGCGCAGGCAGGCGCGGGGTTTTATTTTTGACCGTTCCCAATATCGGAATCTGCCAGAAGCAAACGCAAGCCAACTCAGGCGGAATGACCGAGCTTTATTTGGAATCTGGCACATACGTTAAATCATTCTACTCCGTCATGTATGCGCCGAGCTGTGTAAAGGTCGCTGATATGGGTCCGGTTTATCGGAGGATGCACCACCGCATAAAATGGAGAAACGCAGTTCCGTGCATCGTCGGTGAAGAACTCAGAAAGACACGACCATGAAAACCGAAGAGCCAGCAAAAAACTTAGCGCAAAAAATTCGTGATGCTGAATTTAAAAACATCCTGCAAAAGCTGAAGGATGGAAAAACCCTAACGGCGCGAGAGTCAAAACTTGCGTATGAACTTGCGGAAAGAAACGGAGAAGCTGAAGAAAGCGAAGGGCGATATTCCAACGCTGGAGTTGATGAGGTCGCAGAGCTGTTCGGAGTCACCCCGGCAAGAGTCCATCAACTCGTTGCCGATGCCGTTGTAATACGGACAAGTCGCGGAGCGTATGACCTCTGGCAATCGGCGCACAATTACATTCGTTTTCTGCGAACTCGTAAAGCAAATCAATGGGAGAACAATGAATCCGGCGACTACGAGGTGCAACGAACCAGAGTTTACAAAGCCCGCGCCGAAATCCTCGAAGCGCAATCGATGGCGATGCGGGGAGAACTCCATGATGGCGCTTGCATTGCCGAGGTGATGGGTGAGGGGCTGGCCAACATCCGGGCAAAGCTCTTGGCAATCCCAACCACGGCAGGCCCTCGCGTGGCAGACGAGACAGACCCAAACAAATGCGCGGCCCTCATCGAGACCCTACTGCATGAGGCGATGGCGGAATGCTCAAAATACAACGGACGGGAGATTCTGAACCGCTATCTCAAACGGAGCGAGGCGAAGCCGGAAGAGTCTGAAGAGGCCGGCGAAGGTTGGGAGACATGATCGATAACAAAAAGACAAACAATGTGGATACTACCAAAACAATTACACACCTCGGACTTTGTGCCGGATACGGCGGCATTGAGCTTGGACTCCACCGAGTTATCCGAAATCTGCGCACGGTCGCTCTTTGTGAGGTCGAAGCCTTCTGCTGCGCGAATTTGGTCGCAAAAATGGAAGCGGGACTCATGGACGCAGCACCTATCTGGACGAATCTTAAATCCTTCCCATGGGCAGAGTTTCGTGACCGCGTGGACATCCTCACTGGGGGGTATCCCTGCCAACCATTCTCCGCAGCCGGAAAGCGACTCGGCACAGAAGACCCTCGCCACCTCTGGCCATTTATCGCAGACGGAATTCGGATTCTGCGACCCAAGCTCTGCTTCTTTGAGAATGTCGAAGGACACATCAGCCTCGGACTCCGAGAGGTCATTGGAGAATTGGAATCAATCGGTTATAAAAGCTCGTGGGGAATATTCTCGGCGGCTGAAGTCGGCGCACCTCACCAACGCAAGCGGGTGTTTATCTTGGCCTACGATCAGAGCCAGCGAATACAAGGACACGGGGCCGATTGGCTCCAAGAGTCACGACCACATGCTGGGCAAGGGCTACCTCTGCGCGGTGGTGACGCAGGATGCTTGGCAAACTCCAACGACCAACATGGACATGGTGAGGAGCGAGGAGGGAGTCCAGAAGAGGATCGCATTTCGAGCGAGCATCGGGAGGAAGAGCATTCCAGACGGGAACTTAGGCGAGCAGATGCAGCGCCTGCATGGCCTTCCCGCCCCGGCGAACCCCAGCACGGATGGGAGCCGCCAAGGGTTGTGGCGAACCCCGTCATCGTCGGACGGCGAGGGCGGTGTGATGGAGATGCGGGAGGGCTGTGCGGGGAAATACAAACTGCGGGATCATGTGGTGGCGGAAGAGAAGATGTGGCGAACCCCGTCCGTAGCAGAGGAGAAGAACCAGAACACCTCAACGCAAATCTACCTTCAGAACCAAGTGGGGGCGACTCCAAAGGCTTGGGCAACGCCGATCATGGGCGACTCGCATCTGGCATCGACGCCGGAAGTGGCACAGAAGCGGATCGAGGAGGGCAAAGTGACATTGAGCAGGCAGAACCCCGGCAAGCTCAACCCTCGCTGGGTCGAGACGCTGATGGGTCTGCCGGTGGGCTGGGTTATGCCGAGCTGTGCGTCTCCTGTGACAATCGAACCGACGAACTACGACTGCTCGGTAACGGAGTCGTGCCTGCCACAGCCGAGCGAGCTTTTAGAATCCTGATGGAAGAGATCATTTCAGCATGACGCCCCAACAACTCGACCGCGCCAGCGACCTCATCGCGGCATGGTCGGCCATCATTTCACCGCCTCCAAAATGGACGATCAGCGAATGGGCAGACCACCGGCGCAAACTCTCCGGCGAGGCGGCAGCGGAGAAAGGCCAGTGGCGAACAAACCGCGCCGAATACCAGCGAGGCATTATGGACGCCGTAGCCGATCCGACCATTGAGCAGGTTGTCGTCATGTCATCGGCACAGGTGGGAAAAACCGAGGTGCTTCTGAACTGCATCGGCTACTATGTTGATTTCGACCCCTCGCCCCTCATGCTCGTCCAACCCGACGAGGCTATGGCAGAGACATTCAGCAAGGACCGCCTCGCGCCTATGTTCCGAGACTCGCCCAGCCTCCGCTCCAAGGTGCGACCGGCGAAGACCCGCGACAGCGGAAACACGATCCTCCACAAAAGATTCCCCGGCGGGCATGTCACGCTGGTCGGAGCCAACGCCCCCAGCGGCCTCGCCTCTCGCCCGATCCGCATCCTCCTGCTTGACGAGGTAGACCGCTACCCCGCAAGTGCCGGGAGCGAGGGCGATCCGGTGAACCTCGCCATTGCCCGAACAAAGAACTTTTGGAACAGAAGAATCGTGATGGTCAGCACCCCGACCGTCAAAGGTCTCTCTCGCATCGAACGCGCTTTTGAGCTTTCCGACCAGCGGCATTTCCTTGTGCCGTGTCCGCATTGCCAACACGAGCACCCGCTGCGGTGGGGCAATGTCGTATGGCAGGACGGACGCCGCGACCTTGCAACCCTCCGGTGTCCCGCCTGCAACGGCACGATCACCAACGCGCAGAAAAACCAAGCGGTCTCCCGTGGTCGGTGGCAGGCCAGCGCCGGACCCAGCCGGATCGCAGGCTTTCACTTGAACGAACTCTATTCCCCCTGGCGAAGCATAGCAGACATCGCCATCGAGCATGGGCGTGCCAAAGACGACCCCTCAACTTTGCAAGTATGGATCAACACCAGCCTCGGCGAAACATGGGAAGAAGGAGGCGAACGCATCAGCGAGCATGCCCTCATCGAGCGATGCGAACCCTACCCGCAGGCAGATGTCCCCGCCCGTGGGTTGATCCTGACGGCTGGCGTCGATACTCAGCAAGACCGGCTCGAGGTTGAAGTGGTCGCATGGGCAGGCGGCGAAGAAAGCTGGAGCGTTGCCTATCATGTCATTCTCGGAGACCCCGACATTCCCGAAGGCACAGAAGGAAGCCCGTGGACGCACCTCACCGACTACCTTCGCAAACGCTGGACATCCGAGGCAGGCGGCGAAATGGTCATCGAAACCACCTGCATCGATACCGGCGGCAGCAACACGCAGGCCGTTTACGGCTATGTGAAGCGGCACAAGGGAGACAGAGTTTACGGCGTGAAAGGACAAGGCGGACCCGGCTTGCCCATCGTCGGCAACCCCGCCCGCCGCAGGGCAGGAAAAAAAACCACGCGCCCCATCGATGTCTACATTGTGGGAGTCGATTCCGCGAAATCCATAGTTTACAAGAGACTGCGCATCACGGAACCCGGCTCTGGATATTGCCACTTCCCGCAAGGGCGCAGCGCCGAGTATTTCAGAGGGTTGACCGCAGAAAAGGCCGTGACGAAATTCGTAAAGGGATTCCCCCGGATGGAGTGGCACAAAACATCCGGCGCACGCAACGAACCGCTCGACTGCCGGGTTTACGCATTCGCCGCGCTCGTCCTTCGCGCCCCGCAGTTTGACAAGCTCGCCCTACGGAGGCGGCAGACCATGCCCACGCCCAAGCCCGCCGAGGTCGAGACGCCCCAGCCAACGGAACGCCCCGCAGAAGACACCCCCAGACCGGATGCCAACAATGCCGCGAAACGCAAGCGCACCACGCGCAGGGCGTCCTTCGTGCATCAATGGTGACTATTACGGCAGGCGAAACATTTGAGGTTACGGTATCGGCAGACCCCGCCGCGACCGTCCTTGTGCAATTCGCTGGAATGCAATCGCGCAATGTCGCCGCCACCGGCACGGCAGGCACCTTCACCGCTGCCGCAAATACGAGCGGCTGGATTCCAGGACACTACATCTGGGAGGCATGGGCAACGGTCGCCGCGCACCGCGCCCTTGTCGGAACCGGCGACCTCCTCGTGCGTGAATCCGCAGCCACCCTCGCCCCCGGTGCGGAGGTTCGCACGCAGGCCCGCATCGCCGTGGCACACATCCAAGCCATGCTCGCAGGTGGGGCAACGCTTGAAGCTAAACGCTACAAAATCAACAACAGAGAGTTGGAGCGGCACAGCATCGCCGAACTCCTTCAGCTCCTCTCCTTCTGGAGGCGTGAGCTGTCCCGCGAGTCCCGACTTTCTTCCGGCATCTCGTCCATCGGCCAATCCATTTCCGTTCGCATCTAATCCCCATGGGCCTCCTCGACTTTTTTTCCCGCACCACCACGAAGACGCCCGCGCCAAGCCGCGCCGACCAGCCTCGCCTCTGGTCGGCGCGGTCCATTCTTTCCGACACCATCGGCAGCTTCGCCACCGCAGGCATGCCGCAAGCCGCAGGCGCTGGCCGTCTGGAATCCACATGGGCAGGCACACCGACCACGATTGACGCATGGATTTTCCAGTATTGGAGCCGCATCGTCGCCCGCTCCCGTGAGCAGGCAGAGAACAACGACCACCTCAAAAAATTCCTGCAAATGGCCCGCGACAACATCGCAGGACCGACAGGCTTCACCTTCAACGCCCAAATCCGCGACCCCAGCGGAACGATGGACACCGTGGCCAGCTCCGCCATCGAGGACGCCTTTGCCGATTGGAGCAAGCGCGGAAACTACGACATCACCGGCCAACTCTCCCGCGCCGATGGCGAACGCCTGGCAGTCACGACCGCCGCGATGGATGGCGAGGTCATCTGCATAAAAAAATACGGCGAAGACCTCAACAAATGGGGCTTCGCCGTGCAGTTCATCGACCCGGTTTTGCTCAACCCGACCAAATGGGAAAAGCTGAACAACGGCAATGTCATCCGTCACGGCATCGAGTTTAATCCGAACGGTCGCCCAGTGGCCTACCATTTCCGCAACTACGACGAGCAAATGATGGGCTATGTGAACCACAACGGCGAGAGCTTCCAGCGAGTCCCAGCCGATCAGGTGATTCATCGCTTCCTCCCGGAGCGAGTCGGCCAAAAGCGCGGCCTCCCGTGGGCACGCACAGCCCTCTGGCGCATGCGCATGCTGGCAGGCTTCGAGGACGCCGCCGTGGTCAACGCTCGCGTGTCAGCCAGCAAGATGGGCTTTTTCAGAAACCTCGATGGCGACAGCGACGACATCCTCGAAATGGACGCCGAACCCGGCAAGTTCGAGGACATCGGCAACCGCGAGTTCATCCCCTACACCCCGCAATTCCCCGACCAAGCATTTGACCCCTTTTGCAAAGCCATGCTTCGCTCGATTTCCTCCGGCCTCGGCGTGAGCTACAACAACCTCGCCAGCGACCTCACGAGCGTCAATTTCTCATCGATCCGCCAAGGCGCACTCGACGAACGCGAAGTCTGGAAGGGCCTGCAAGAATGGCTCATCAGCGGCTTCGTCATGCCCATATACGAGGCATGGCTTGAGCGTTCACTTCTCGCCAACAAAATCCTCATCGCTGGCAAGCCGCTGAAATTCGACCGCCTCGAAAAATACAAGCAAGTCGCTTTCACTGGCAGGCGCTGGGCATGGATCGACCCATCCGCAGAAATGGCCGCAAACGAAAAGGCCATCTCGCAAAAACTCAAATCCCGCAGCGAGATCATCCGGGAAACATCGAACCGCGACCCAGAAGATGTCTGGAGCGAGATCGAGCGCGAAGAAGTCGAACTCAAAAAGCGCGGCATCGTCCCGCTCATTCCGGCAGGCGCAGCCGCGCCGGATTCATCGTCGCTCGATTTCACAGAAGACGCTTTGCCAGTTGCGACAATCGGAAAACCAAAAGAGCTATCGAACGAGCAAGCCGCCGCAACGGGCAACGTCCAAGACACGGCACTGAACGGAGCGCAAGTGCAGGCGCTCAACGAACTGGTGCAGGAGGTAGCAGTTGGAAGGCTACCAATGGAAACAGCGCAAGCCATCGCCGCCGCCGCATTCCCGCTCATCACGAAAGAAAACCTCGGCAAGATTTTCTTACCGCTGAAAAATTTTACAGCCGCTCAACCCGCACAGCCCGACCCCCAGCCATGAGCCAGAATTTCGACATCACCATCCCCGCCGGCGAATCGTTCTTTTTTGAAACGACGATCAGGCAATCCAGCGAGCCGAACGCCCAGCCGATCAACTTGGCTGGCTTCACCGCAGTCGGCCAACTCCGCGAGGATTGGGATAAGCCTCTACTCGCGTCTTTCGAGATCATTTTCCTCCAGCCACGCACAAACGGCAAAATCCGCTTCGTTCTCAGCGACGAGGTGACACGCGCCCTGCCAGTGAGCCGCGCCCGATACGACATATTCATCACCGACCAAGAAGGAACTACCCGGAAATTACTGGAAGGCATCGCCTTCATCACCCGCAACATCTCCCGATAAAACCATGGCCGCCGTAGACCTCACCATTTTTCCCAAGCCGCAAGTCATCGTAAGCCCCGGCATCGTGATGCCCATCGGCGCAGGCGCTCAAGGCCCCGCCGGAACGCTCACCATCGGCACCATCACGCAACTCCCCACAGGCTCCGCGCCCACGATCACGAATGCAGGAAGCCCAGAAAACGCCGTCCTAAATTTCGGCATCCCCCTCGGAGCGCAAGGCCCCGCTGGCACGCTCGCCATCGGCGCCGTGCAGACCGTGGCAGGCGACCAAAACGCCAGCGTTTCCAACGTCGGCACAACGCAAAACGCCGTCTTAAATTTCACCCTGCCCCGTGGACTCTCCTCGACCATCGCAGTCGGCACCGTCTACACCCTGCCCGCAGGCTCGCAGCCTGTCGTGGCCAATGTCGGCACGCAGGAAAATGCGATCCTGAATTTCGGCATCCCGCTCCAAGCCGAGGGCCAGCGCGGAGAGCCTGGACCCGCAGGTGAGCGAGGCCCCGCCTTCGTCTATGGCTCCATCTCCTTCCTTTCCGATGTCTCCGACGATCACCTCACCCACTGGATCGGACGCGCCAGCGCAGGCACCGGCACGGATTTGAATCTCTGGACCATCACCCGCAGCATCTTCACGCCCAGCGGCGAACTCATCGCCCGTGGCGTCGCCGCCCGTGTCGCGTGGGACAACCGCACCACCGTCGAATATGTCGCTGGCGTGGTATCCACCAGCGAGATCGACGCAGGGTTCTTCTAAGAAATCGCAGCAAAACAAAACCCGCCACGCCTCTCCACGGAAGCGCACCAAGGCGGGTTTTTTGTGTCACTCCCCCTCCGTGTCCTCCGTGCTCTCCGTGGTGAAAACCGCACGGAACGCCCCGCAGAAGACACGGATTTTCGCAGCGGCAAAATAACGCCCGTCCACCACGGACACCGCAACCACAACCACCACACCACAAAAAATCATGTCTGTCCCAATTCGCATTCGCCGCCGCCAATCCGGTTCCGCCGGAGCACCCGGAGTTCTCAAATCAGCCGAACTCGCCTTCAACGAAGTCGATGGAATCCTTTACTACGGTAAAGGTGCCGACGCCCAAGGCAACGCCACACAAATCGTTGGCATCGGCGGCAACGCCTCCAGCAGCTACGCTGACGACCTCGTCGCCACAGAGCGTGACGCACGCATCGCTGATGTTAATGCAGAAGAGACTCGCGCCCTTGCCGCTGAATCGGATTTGAGCACACGAGTGAACAGCGAGAAAAATCGCGTTGATGCGATCCTTTCCGCTTCACAGGCCGATAAAGACAGCTTCGCCGAGATCGTAACTTTGATCAATTCGGTGGACCTGACGAACGACAACGCGCTCGCAGCCGCCGTCCTCGCGATCAATAATTCCGTTGACGCAGAAGTGACCCGCGCCACTGGCGAAGAGAACAGCATCAAGTCGGCAGCGACCGCGCTCACGACCCGTGTGAGCACAGCCGAGAGCAGCATCACAGCCCTTCAATCCCGCGCCACCACCATCGAAGGTGCAGCGACCTCGCTTACCAGTCGAGTCACATCAGCCGAGAGCGCAGCGACCGCGCTCACCAGCCGGGTTTCCGCAGCAGAGAGCGCAGCCACCAGCGAGCAAAACGCCCGCATCGCAGCCGACGACGCTTTGAGCGCCAGAGTGCTGGCACTCGAGCCACTCCTCGTGGAGATCGACGGCGGCACGTTCTAAGCAAACGGCCCACAGGGCCGGTCAACCTCGTGTCCATACATGACGACCGGCTCTCAAAAATCTTCCGAGTCCATACTCATGCCAGTTCCAATTAAGCCTAAAAAAACCGTCGTGCCGGGTCGCATCCCCAGCACGGCGGATTTATCGCTTGGCGAGGTCTGCATTAACTACGCCGACCGCAAAATCTACGGACGCCACCCGCAATCCGGCGCAGTCATCCAACTCACCACTCCTCCCCGCAACGAAATCCCCGCCATCCTCGTCCACGCCGTGGACGGAGCGAACCTCTACATAGGCCGCCTTGAGTGGGACGACTACCCCGCCGCAGGCCAACCAGACGACTCCCCCGCCTGGACCATCTACAAAATCACCACCAACTCCGCAGGCGATGTGCTCTCGGAGCAATCGGCCGTCGGGCAATGGTCGAACAAGCAATCTCTCACCTACAGCTAAAACATGATCGCAAACGCACTCCCTCGCCCGCTCACCGCAGGCTCTGTTGACAACGCCATCCTCCGCGCAGACGGCACGGGGGGAACAATCCTGCAAACCTCCGGCCTTATCGTGGACGATGCCGTCGTGCCATACTCCGTCACAGGCGATGCCGCCACGGATTTCATTACGGCGACAGGTCACAATTTTATCGCTAATCAAGGAGTCATGTTCTCATCCCTGACAGGAGGCAGCGGGTTAAACACCACCACCGTCTATTTCGTCCGCGACATCTCCGGCAGCACATTCAAGGTCTCCGCCACCAGCGGCGGTGCAGCTATCAATTTCACAACCAACATCACAGCCGGAACGGTCATTGCCATCCAAGCAAATGTGGCCATTTCGCAAAACACCACCGAAACCAACTCTGCACTCGTCCTCACGCCGAAAGGCGCTGGATCGCTGATCGCTCAAAAACCCAACGGCGCGGCGAGCGGAGGCAATGCCCGTGGAGCGAGTGCTGTGGATTTTCAGATGTCTCGATCTGCTGCAACACAAGTTGCAAGTGGAGCAAATTCGGTAATTTGCGGAGGAGTCAATAATACTGCATCAGATTCGCAAGTTTTTATCGGAGCAGGAACATCTAATTCCATAACAACTCCAAATAATAGCAATTCTGGAATTATTGCAGGAACCTCCAATTCAATAAATGGGGGAAGCTTAACATCGAACTGTTTTATTGGCGCTGGAGCAAGCAATTCAATCACAAATGCAGCGCGAGGCTGTATCGTTTCAGGAAATACAAATGTGATGACTGGCGGCGCATTTCAATCGTTTATTGGCGCTGGAGTAGAAAATTCAATTACAGGCGCAGATAGTGGAGTTATTGGTGGAGGATATTGGAATGTTTGTAACACACAGCTTGCATCGATATTAGGAGGTCGGCAAGCCACCGTAGATCGTTACGGAATGCAAGCCCATGCAAACGGCAGTTTTGGGCCAAATAGCACTGGTGGCAGTGGTCAAGCCCAACGCGCCCGCTTCGTCATGCGTAACAAGACGACGACAAACAGCGCAGTCGAGCTATTCCTCGACGGCAGCAGCATTCGCCTCACAATCCCCAGCGGCAAGGTTCTTGGCCTCACCATCAACATCACAGGTATCTCCAGCACAGGTGCGGCAGTCGCACACTACATGAGGCAGTATGCGCTCAAGAATGTTGCAGGCACGACCACCGAGGTTTACGCGCCCGTCACCATCGGAACTGACAACGCTGCTGGCACATCCATCGCACTCTCCGCAAGCGATGCGTCAGACGCCCTTGTCGTGAGCGTCACCGGCACAGCATCTACAATCTGGCGCTGGGTTGCCTCGGTCGATGCCGTCGAAATCGCATTCGGAATTTAACCAAACACAACCATGAGAACATACGGTCTTATATTCGCAGACGGACGCCAAGAACTCGCCAGCATCGTGCTGGACGAAAACGACGAGCCACGCATCGACACCATCCGCCCATACCCCTGCCCGGAAGATTGGGTTGATCCAATGATCGTCCCCCTCGTCAAAATCGATCAACCCGAAAGCGGCGACTGGGAACCGAACCTCGTCTGGTTCGCAGATCGCGTCGAGCGCCAGTGGATTTGAGCTAACTCCTAACCAAACACGACCATGCCAAACGAACTAAATATCGCCCTCGCCACCACCGGCCTCACCGTCACCGCCCAGCCATACCAAAACGGAGCCTCCGTAGGATCTGCCATCTCCTGCCCCGAAACCGGCACCACCGGATTCTACTCTGGCAACATGGCAGGGAGCGCAGGAACCTACCAAATCGCATTCCGCGCCGCCGGAGCCAATGTCGGCAGCGGCAATATCGTGTGGGACGGAACCGCTGAAGTCGCCAGTAGCGCGCCATCAGCAGCTCAAAACGCAGCAGCCGTTTGGAGCCAAGCGACTCGCACCGTAACTGGCGGAACGGTGGACACTCTCACCAACGCGCCAACCGTGCCATCGGCCTCGGCTATAGCGTCACAGGTCAGAACTGAGCTATCCGTGGAGCTTGGGCGAGTGGATGCCTCAATCTCCAGCCGGGCGACCGCAGCCAACATCCCGACCGCAGACATCTCGGCCATCAAAGCAAAAACGGACAACTTGCCCGCCTCGCCAGCAGCGACCGGAGACATCCCTACCGAGTCGGAAATAGCCGCTGAGGTCTGGGCCAAGCCCACCACGGAATTGACGATCACCGGAAGCATCGGCGAACGCGCCAAAAATCAAAGCACGGTCAGCACGACCGGCGCTCAACTGGCCGCAGCACTCTCGTAAGTTGGTTCATAGGTTATCCCGGCGTGGGCCAAAACCCACGCCGGGTTTTTTTGTATCTCCGTGGCCTCTGTGTCCTCGGTGGTTAAACCTCCTCGGAACGCCCCGCAGAAGACAGCCCGCCGCCCGCTGGCAAAATTCGCGCACACATGAAGCCCGCCGCGAAAGAACTTTTCAACCAGCCCATGCGCCGAGTCATGACCATCGGCACGATCAGCGCAGAGTCGCGCACGGTGGAGCTTGCATTTTCGAGCAACGCCGAGATCGAGCGTTGGCCCGGCATGGTCGAAGTCCTCGATCACTCTGCCGATGCCTGCGACCTCTCGCGGCTCAACGACCGCGCAAATCTTTTGTTCAACCATGACGCATCCGAAGTCCTCGGAGTCGTCGAGACCGCCCGCATTGACGCTGACGGGATGGGCCGAGCGTTGGTTCGCTTTGGCAAATCCGAACGCGCCGAAGAAGCGTGGCGAGATGTTGAGGACGGAATCCTCACGAAAGTCTCAGTCGGCTACGCAATTCGTGAAGTCAAATTGACCGAAGAACGAGAGGGCGTGGATGTCTACACCGTGACCCGGTGGCAACCCCATGAAATCTCCCTCGTCACAATCCCGGCGGACCCCTCATGCGCAGTGGGTCGGAGCCTCAACAACCCGCCAGAGGCGACCAGCCTCGGCACAATCACCCAATCCAATATGCAAGACACACCCAATCCCGCGCCACAAGCGCCCGCACCGGCGGCCCCGGAGATCAACATCGTCGCCGAGCGCAATGCCGCTGTGAAAGGCGAGCAAGACCGCACCCGCTCCATCTTGGAAGCAGGCGACAAATACGGAATGCCCGCCCTCGCCGCACAGATCGTGCGTGACGGTGGCAACCTGCTCGACTTCCAAGCCGCAGCCCTTGCCGAGAAAGACAAGCGCAGCGCCCAAGTCCGCGAAGGCCATGCACCCATCGGCCTCAACGAACGCGAAGCTGGCAGCTTCTCCTTCGTGAAGCTCATCCGCGCCCTCGCCGCAGAGCCAACCGACAAAAAAGCCCGTCAAGACGCAGCTTTTGAACTGGAAGCCTGCGAAGCAGCGGCCGGCCAAGTAGGACACCGCAACGTAAAGGGAACAATGATTCCCGTGGATGTCCTCACCGCAGGCTACGGCCAGCGCGGAACTAACACCGTTTCCGGCAAAGCCGCCGCTGGCTACACCGGCACAGGCAACAACACCGTGCAGACCAACCTCCTCGCCTCCTCGTTCATCGATGTGCTCCGCAACAAAGCGGTCATCATGAACCTCGGCACCGAGCTGGCTGGCCTCGTCGGCAATGTGGACATGCCCAAGCAAACCACATTCGGCACTGGCTACTGGATCGGTGAAGACGACGACGCGACAAAATCCGACATTGACTTCGGACTCGTCTCGCTCCGTCCTCGCACCGTTGCCAACTTCGGCGAAATCACCCGCCGCATGTTGATGCAGCCCTCGCTGTCCGTCGAAGCCCTGCTTCGTAACGACCTCGCCCAAGGCTTGGCCCTTACCATCGACTCCGCAGCCTTCTACGGCACCGGACTCAGCAACGCCCCGACCGGAATCAAATCCGCCGCAGGCGTCCTCTCGCAGTCCTTCGTCGCAGTTCAGCCAACCTTCGCGGAACTCGTGAACATGGAAAGCCTCGTCAGTGCGCAGAACACCGATGTCGCCAGCATGGCATTCGTTGCCAACCCAAGCACACGCGGCATGGCAAAGACCGCGCTCAAATTCCCAACCGGCTCCACCAACGGCGGAACCATCTGGGAAAACGGCACGATGAACGGCTACCGCACCGAGATCACCAACCAGATCACCTCTGGCGATGTGTTCTTTGGCAACTTCGCCGACTTCATCATCGGCCTCTGGGGGGGCCTCGAAATCACCGTGGACCCATACAGCAACAGCACAAAAGGCCGTCTCCGCATCGTTTGCATGCAGGATGTGGACTTCGCTGTCCGCCGCGCCCAGTCCTTCGTTTACGGCAAAAAGCCCTAAGCGATAGCTGACAACTCAACCGCCTCCGCCGTGTGCAATTCGCGGCGGAGGCTTTTGTTAGGAACCGCAGATTATGGAACCTCAAAAAATCACACTTCTTCAAAGCCTCATGATTGCCGGCGAATCCTGCCCGGTCGGCAGTGATGTTGAAGTCTCGCCATCATTCGCTCGCGAACTCATCGCCCTTGGCCTCGCCAAGCCATTCATCGAAACAGCCGCCGAGCCTAAGAAGAAAAAATGAGCCTCGACGAAAAGGACGGACGCCCCGCCGTGAGGCTGAACCTCGCCGAAGCCATCGCCGCTCTGGCCCTCGTGGCAACGGTCTTCTCATCGCTCAACGGCTGGATCGTCCTGCCGGAACAAATGCGCCAAGTCAGAAATGAAAACGAACGCCAAGACATCCGCCTTCAAGCCATCGAACGCCTCGCCAGTGAGCGAAGCGAAACACTCGCCCGCATCGATGAAAGAACCAAGCGCATCGAGGAAAGCCTCAAAGCCAAATGAAGCGCCTGCTGGCACTCCTGCCGCTCCTGCTCCTGCCCGCCTGCGTAAGCGTCCCGCTGCCGCCAAGCGGCGACAAGATGGGAAGCCTCGGGCGCGTGGAGGTCGGCATCCGTTACTTCCCGCCAGTCACAATCGACTGGTTCAACCCCCAAATCCCCAGCCTCAAAGACAAATGAAAATCCTCGATTACATACTCGCCCGCCTCGCCGAATCATCCACTTGGCGCGGCCTCGTATTCGTCGCCTCCGCTGCCGGAATCGTTCTTGATCCCGACAAATTCAACGCCATCGCCGCTGCCGGAATGGCCGTGGCCGGAGCGATCAACATTTTCCGCAAAGAGAAGAAGTGATTCACTGAAATGCTTCACCGACTCCTCGCCATCGCCCAAGCCGAGATCGGAATCCGCGAAGAAGGCGGCAACAATCGCGGCCAGCGGATACGCGACTACCAACGCGCCACCGACCTACCACCCGGCCCGTGGCCATGGTGCGCTGCCTTCGTTTCATTTTGCGTGCAGGAATGGCTGAAGGAAAACGATGTCCCAGAGTGGCTGCGCCTCACCCGCACGCCCGCCCAATGGCAACCCCGCACCGCGCTGGCGTATGGATTCCGCCAATGGGCAAAAGATCGCCCTCGCACCACGAGCATCTACACCGACCAAGACCCCGCCCAGCCGGGCGACATCGTGACCTTTGATTTTTCCCATGTCGGCATCGTCCTCGAAGACGATGGAAAAAACGTCGTGACGGTCGAAGGGAACACGAATTTTTCTGGAACACGCGACTCCGAGGCAGGCGATGGAGTCTGGCGCAAAATCAGGCCAAAATCCCTCGCTCGAAACTTCATCCGCATCCACCCCGCCCGATGACCTACGGCAACCTCGATGTCTTTTTCAGCGGTCTCGACCACACCGAAATCCTGTTTGCCCTGCCGACCGGAACCCGGATCGTGCGCGGCTATTTCGACAACGCCTTTTTCGACAGCGCCGTGGGCGAAGTAGTCCTCGACAGCACTCAGCCCCGCTTCCAATGCAAAGAGTCGGATGTCGCCAGCATCCCCCGCGAAACCGCCTGCAAGGTCGAAGGGAAAGATTACACCGTCATGGAAATCCAGCCAGACGGCACCGGCCTCGCCACCGTCACCCTCGCGCATGAGTGACATGATTTTCATCAACGCCAAGGGACTCGACCGCATCGGGCGCGACCTTGGGGCAACGCAAAAACAGATCGAGCCAGCCATGCGCAGCGCCGTCTCTCGCGTCACCCGCTGGGCAGGCAACGAAGCCGCCCGCCGAATCTCCAAAGCGACCAAAGTCACCGGCAAAGTCATCAAAGGCAGGATGCGCGTCGAAGTCATGGGCAAAGATGGCGTCCTCGGTCGCGTGTGGGCAGGACTCCGAAACATCCCGCTGAAGGCAATGAAGCCCCGCCAAACAAAAAGCGGAGTCACAGCAGGCCCCGCCAAGCGCCCCGGCGCATTCATCTCCAAAAAAATGGGCGGGCATGTTTTCGAGCGGGTCGGAAAAAAACGCCTGCCCATTAAAAAATCCGAAGGCGTCAACATCCTCGACCCCGGCATGGACGCCATGGGGAGTCTCGAAAACGAAATCGGCGAACGCCTCCAACGCGAATTTGAATCCCAACTAAAATGGCAACTCAGCAAATAGACCTCGCCGTCCTCCACACGAAGATTGCCGAGAAGATCAACGCCAAGTTCGGCAGCACGGTCAAAACCATCGCCGCCTATTCGCGTTACATGGACAAGATCGAAGTCCCTGCCATCACTTTCGAGTTGGACACCATCGAGCCAAACGCCACCGCAGACATCGGCACGCAGCAACTCCAGGTCGATCTCCGCTTTTCCGCCTCGCTGATTTACAGCTACAAACAAGGCAACAAATTCGCCGTGCGCCTCATGTCGGCAAACTTCGCCGCATTCCTGCAAGGCCAGCGGTTCGGCATGCCCGTCACACCCGCCCGATTCATCGCCGCCACCCCGCAAGAGTTCGACGCTGAAAATCCCGAATACGAAGTCTGGAGGGTCGAATGGGAGCATACCTGCCTGCTCGGTGAAACCGCATGGCCAGAAGGTGGAGCACTGCCCACAGACATCCGCGCTTCATGGGCGCCCAAGATCGGAGTCCCCCACGAGCCGGACTATGTGCCGATTCAAGACATCCTCGCCACATGAGCAACGCCCGCATCGGAGAGCTTGAGCGCCGTCTGTCGAACACCATCCGACCCGGCACCGTGCTGGAGGCGGACTACGCCAAGGCTCGCCTGCGTGTCACGATGGGCGACAACACCAGCGCATGGCTCCCGTGGCTCACCAGCCGCGCCGGTGAAGACCGGACATGGCACGCGCCCGAAGTCGGAGAGCAGGTCATCGTCATCGCCCCCGGCGGCGAACTCTCAGCGGGCTATGTCATGCCAGGAGGCATTTACAAAAACGACTATCCAGCCAACGCCGACAAAGCCGAGATCAGCCGAACCACCTACAAAGATGGCGCGATCCTCGAATACGACCGGGAGAACCACACGCACCTCCTGCAACTCCCCGAAGGATCCGCAACGGTCAAAGTCGGAGACGACGCACAGACCGAGATCACGCCATCGAAGATCACGGCCAAGGTCGGATCAGACGCAAAAACCGAAATCACCGCCTCCAAAATCCTCGCGCAAATCGGAAACGATGCAAAAAGCGAAATCACCGCCAGCAAAATCACCCACACCCTCGGCAGCAGCAGCAAAATCGAAGTCACCAGCGGGAGCGTGAAAATCACAGTCGGAGGAACAACCCTCGAAATCGCCAGCGGCGGAATCACGATCACCGGCAACGTCACGCAGACAGGAAACTACGATCAAACAGGTCTGATGAAATCGAACCTGATCACCCTCTCCACCCACACGCACGGTGGAGTTATGTCAGGACCAGCAATCACAGCCGTCCCGAACCCTTAGAAGGAACTCCCCGCAGAAGACACCCGCCCTTGCGTCCCTAAAATTCGCCAGCATGCGAGGCATGAGCAGCGACACCGGGAAAGCGCTTTCCGGGCTGGACCATTTGAAGCAGTCGATTCGGGACATCTTAACAACCCCGCTCGGCTCTCGCGTCATGCTCCGCGACTACGGCTCGCGCCTGTTTGACCTCGTGGACGCGCCAATGAATCGCGGAACCATCGTCGAAATCTATGTCGCCACCATCGAGGCGATCCGCAAATGGGAACCTCGCGTTGAGATCACCCGCGTCATCGCCCAGGCTATCGAACCCGGCAAGATCACCATCGCCCTCGAAGGCGTCTATCTGCCCACCGGAACCGCGCTCACGCTCGACGGGATGGTTGTATGAGTTACACGCCCATCGACCTCAGCAGCCTCCCGGCGCCGACGATTGTCGAGAGTCTCGACTACGCCGCGATTTTGCAAGAGATGGTGGACGATCTCAAAGCCCGCGATCCGGCATTCACCGCCATCGTGGAAAGCGACCCCGCCTTTAAGATTCTGGAAGTCTGCGCATACCGCGAAATGTTGATTCGCCAGCGGGTCAACGATGCCGCTCGTGGAGTGATGCTCGCCTATGCAACCGGCGCTGACCTCGACCAACTTGGAGCGATCTTCGGAACCTCTCGCAAAGTCCTCGTGCCCGCAGCCCCGACAGCAATCCCGCCGCGCTTGGCCGTCATGGAGACCGACACCGATTTCCGCTATCGCGTCACACTCGCCTTGGAAGGACTCAGCACGGCAGGCCCGGAGGGAAGCTACCTCTACCACGCGCTAAAAGTGGCCGGCGTGAAACACGCGACCATCGTCGGCCCTCCTACCGTCTCCCCCGGCAATGTCCTCGTGACCGTCCTCGGACTCACAGGAAACGGCGCACCCTCGGCAACCGTCATTTCCAACGTATCGCTTGCCCTCAACGACGAATCCGTGCGCCCGCTCACGGATGCCGTGGAGGTCAAAGGCGCATCGATTCAAAACTACGCAATCACGGCGACGATCTTTACCTTTCCCGGCCCCGACTCCTCAGTGGTCATGGCCGAAGCCCAAGCCAGCGCCCAAGCATTCGCCACGCAAAACCACAAAGTTGGCAACGACATCAACCTTTCCGCCATCTTCGCGGCTCTCCATGTGGACGGCGTGCAAAAAGTCAACCTTGCTGCCCCGACGGCAAACATCGTCTGCGACCACACGCAAGCCCCTTTCTGCACGGCAATCAATCTGACATACGGAGGCTTGAGCCAGTAAAATGAGCCGCTCGATTTACCAATACCTGTCAGACCAAGACGGCCTTTTCTGGTATTACGGGCAGGCTCCAGACGCCGCAGCAGTCACGGATTTAATCTGGAACATCCTACGGCAGGAATACAACTCGTCCGGCGAGCTGATTGAAACCCGCATCGCTCTTAACACCTCGTGGGAGCAACGCACCAACGCAGACTATCAAATCCCGTCCACGGAAACGGAGGAAATCGCCCCCGACCTTTCGTTGCGCGACCTCCTTCCTTCCAATGCGACCGCCCCAGAGCGATCCATTTCACTCGCCACCGCCCGACTCGGCTCAATCGACACCCCCATTCGATCACTCTGGAATCCCGACACCTGCCCGGAGGCCCTTCTCCCATGGTTAGCCTGGGCGACATCCGTCGATGAATGGGATGCCAACTGGACAACAGCCACAAAGCGGAATGTCATCAAGAACTCTGCCGAGATTCACCGCAAAAAAGGCACCGTCGCCGCTGTCAAAACACTCCTCGACTCATTCGGCATCGCGCTCCAACTCAGCGAGTGGTGGCAGACAACGCCAAAAGGCACTCCCCACACTTTCGCAATCGCCCTCGGCTGGCTCCAAACCCCTGCCGAAGTGCAGGACTCAATCAGCAAAGCAGTGTCTGCCGTCAAACCCGTGCGCAGTTCGTTCACCCTCTCAGCCCTCGAATCCTTTGTTGGCAGCGTGAACATCGTCGGCATCTGTCGCCCCGCCACATTCAACCGGCTCGACTGCGCCGCCACCTACTAACCCATCATGGCCCTTCAATTCATCATCACCGACGCAGGCCGCGCCGCCATCGCCCAAGTGGGCGGGGCCATCGGCCCTGTCACCCTCACAAAAATCGCCATCGGCAGTGCAGGATACACGCCCACACCCAGCCGCACCTCGCTGCAAACAGAGATCAAACGCCTTGATCCAAGCGGAAGCAGCGTGCCAGTGCCGGGAACGATCCACATGACCGCGCAGGACGATTCCGCAGACAGCTACTCGGTCAAAGAAATCGGCCTCTATACGAACAACGGCGTCCTCTTCGCCATCTACTCGCAGACAGGCGTGATCCTCACCAAAGGGAGCACGGCATCAGCCCTCTTCGCGCTCGATTTCGTGATGACCAATGTGCCAGCCGGAACGGTTGTCGTCGGAGACGCAGGGTTTTCCTACGCGCAAGCGAACGAAACCCGCCTCGGAGTGCTCGCCATCGCCACAACAGCCGAAGCGCAGGCCGGAACGGTTGACAACAAAATCATCACGCCGCTCAAGTTGGCCCAAGTTACAGCCACAGAATCCCGCCGAGGCGTCATCGCGCTGGCTACCACAGCCGAGGCGCAGGCTCTTGCGCCAGACGACACAAAGGCCATCTCGGTGGCGCGGCTCGTGGATCGCACAGCAACGACAGGGCGTGTGGGAGTGGTCGCGCTTGCCACAAACGCCCAAACCCAGACAGGGACAGACGCCACACGCGCCGTCACTCCTGCAAGCCTCGCCAGCGCAGCCTCGCTCTTTGTTCCTCCGGGCGCAGTCATGCCATTTGCCTCGGCAGTCACACCATCCGGGTGGCTGGCTGCAAACGGAAATGTCGTTCCTAACGGCATCGGCACCGTGCAAGGAATTACCGCTAATTTTGCCGCGCTCTTTGCGGTGGTCGGAACAACATACGGAGCGGCAGGGACATTACCCGACTTGCGTGGATATTTCGTGCGCGGTAGCGGGACAAATTCGGACGGCACGGCGTCGGGGACTTTTGGACAAAAGCAGGCGGATGCTTTTAATAGCCATTCGCATACAGGATCAACTGGGGCGGGAGGAGACCACACACATACAGCGAGCACAAACACAGCCGGAAATCATAGCCACGGATACAGCGCGCCAAACAGCTACCAACAAGATACTACTAATTCACCAGCAAATGGTAAGCGCGCAACAAGCAATGCAAATCTAAATACAAGTGCTGCTGGAGATCACTCACACACAGTAACGATTGGAGCGGCAGGGAATCACTCGCACACAGTAACGATTGGAGCGGCAGGCGGAACCGAAACCCGCCCCAAAAACATCGCCCTGCTTTACTGCATCAAATTCTAAGGAAGTCCCCGCAGAAGACACCAGCACGCTCATTTCCCACACTCACCACCGCAACCGCAACCAACTAAACAACCATGTCAAATTTTCTCCACGGAGTAGAAGTCCAAGAAATCACAGGCGGGCCGCGCCCGATCAAAACCGTTTCCTCATCTGTCATCGGCCTCGTCGGCACAGGCGCGACACACGTTGATTTTCCGCTGAATACGCCCGTCCTCGTCACCTCTCCCACGGGAGTTTCGACCAAGCTCGGCGCGACCACCTACCTCGGCAAGGCCATTGAAGCTATTTATGCACAGACCGGCGCGGTTGTTGTAGTGGTGCGGGTTGCCGCTATGGCGGATGTCGCGGGAAGCTCCAGCCTGCTCACAGGCGTCCACGCCCTCCGCAAAGCGCAAGCTGAACTCAATGTCACGCCTCGCTTGATCGTCGCCGAAGGCGCTTATGAGACGACCACAATCGATGACGTGAAAATCGTCGCCTCCGCTCTCCGTGCGGTTGCAATCGCTGGACTCGTTTCAAGCGTTGCCGCCATCGACACCGCCACCGAAGCATCTGCATGGGTCACAGCAAACGGCAATGATCGCATCTATGGCATCTGGCCAGCCGTGAACGGCGGCGAAGACCCCGCGCCATATGTGGCAGGCGTCATGGCTCGCATCGATAACGAGCGCGGCTTCTGGTGGTCGCCATCGAACAACGAAGTTTCCGGCATCGAAAAGATCGACAAGAGCGTGGACTTCGTGCTCGGCGATACCTCCTCGCTCGCCAACGTGCTCAACCTCGGCAATGTCGCCACCTTCATCCGCAGCGGTGGGTTCCGCCTCTGGGGCAACCAGACCGGATCGACCGATGCAAAATACCAATTCGTCAATGTTCGCCGCACAGCCGACCTCATTTTCGACAGCCTACAACGCGCCCACCTCTGGGCAGTGGATCGCCTCATCTCGAAGACCTACCTCGAAGATGTCACCGAGAGCGTCAACGCCTACCTCGCAAGTCTCAAGAACCAAGGCGCGATCCTTGGCGGCAAATGCTGGGCAGACCCAGACCTCAACACCCCGGCAAACATCCAACTCGGCAAGGTCTATTTTAACTTCACGTTTACGCCGCCTTACCCAGCCGAACACATCACATTCCGTGGTGAGCTGACCAACGAATACCTCTCCGAAATCCTCAACTAAAAAAAATTATGGCAACCGCATCGAACATCTTAAAAAACTTCAACTTGTTTGTCGACGGGCGCGGTTTCGCAGGCGTCTGCGACGAACTGCAACTCCCGACCCTTGGCCTCGTGGTCGAAGATTTCCGCGCTGGTGGCATGGACGCGTCCGTGGCCGTCGAGATGGGCCAGGAAAAACTTGAAGCCTCTTTCGTGCTCAGTGGCTACGAGGAGAATGTCCTCAACCTCTGGGGAATGGGACAAGGCCAGACCGTGCCACTCGTGGCCCGTGGCGCTCTCGAAAGCCTCGACGGCGCAGTCACGCCCGTTGTCGTTTATATGAACGGCACAATCCGCTCGATGGAACCCGGCGCATGGAAAGCCGGCGAGAAATCAACGATCAGCTTCACGATGGATTTGCGCTCCTACAAATACACCCAAGCAGGCCGGACCATTAACGACATCGACATCCCGAACATGGTTCGCATCGTGAACGGCACAGACCGCCTCGCAGCCCAGCGCAACGCAATCGGCATTTAATCCGGCGCA